GGTTCTCGCTTCAGTTCTGCAAAAAAAGCATCAAAGTCTCGGTAACGAGCCATCATCTATTACCTCCCCGGTGTGGTTTATTAGGATCCGCCAGCAGGCGTTCCAGCAGGCGTTTTCGTAATCGGGCCAGAGATACGGAGTTCAGCTTGCCACCCCATCGGGTCGTTCAGACCACCGCTTCCCGATACCCGGGCGGAAGCCATAAATTCTTTCATGTTTCCTGCGGGAGAAGTCATGCGGAATTTACCAAGTGAAAGGTTTCCGGTTTTATCGGCCAGTGCTTCCACAGCCGCCTGTCCCGGATCGCGTTCCCCCGTAACAGGATCTTCTTTGTAGTATCCTTCCAAAGTCACCGTGTTTCCACGCTGAGCAACGAGATGACTGGGACGCCCGTCACTATCAAAATCCGTTGTATCGGCATCAGTCTCATCTTCGTCAAAACCAATTTGATTCAGTCCCCCGATTTTAATGTAGGTCCCGGGAGTCGCCTCATCTTCGATCTCTACAGTCCAACCACGGGCCAACACTGCTTGAATCGCCATCAGTTATTTACCTCCTTACGTGGTGTACTAAAAACGACACGGTATATTCGGGTCTTCTTAAGTCGTCCGTCCCCAGAGAGGTCGGCATATTAATTGCCGTGATCCCGATGATATTAATCGTTCCGAAATTCAGGTTCATCAATCCATGCAGGGCGGCATAGACTTGATTCGCCCGTTCTACGACTTCCCATTCTTCTCCTACTGCTCCCCGCACCAGTACCTGTACCTCCGGCACATCAAACGGATCCCAGTAGAACGGCTCGGGGCCTCCTCGTTGGTAGACGGCAAGGATTTTATCAGGAGAAGACGGCATGTGATTGATGAATATCGTTGCCTGCTCTGGGTCGTCTGAATAGACCCCGATTCCTTGACTTCCCAAATAGCGGGCAATCTCCTCCAGCAGTCCCATCACTTCAACCCTCCAGAATGAAAAGCTCGGGCGAATTCCTGCCGAAGAATCAATGAAGCATTCGCCGCCTCTCGTTGCATAGCAGTAATCAGATATTTTCCGATTCTGCCGTGTTGGAAGTTATATTCCGGGTGTTCATGCAATCGGGCGGCGTAGGGGGTATCGTAGGAGATGGAGGCAACAGTTCCAGAAGAATTCACAGTTACTTCTCCTGAACCGGCCAATGTCCCTTCGTCGAAGGGAGTGTAATGATCATTCGCTACTTGAAGAATATGTTCTCCTGCCGCATTCAGCCCCGTTCGCCTTGCGTTTGCGATATCTACGTGAATTCCGTCATACCACCGGATAGTGACGTGTCCTCTTGCCATTTACCCCATCTCCACTTCTACATGATGCGGTCCTGCTGGTGTCATCTGTGTGATCGCCCGAATAACCGTATACACTTGACTTCCGTAGGTGATCTTCGAACCGACAGGAGGAAGGACTTCTGGAGGAAAAAACGCCTTTGCTTGTGGAACGTCCGTTACTCCTCCTTCTGCTCCTTGTTTCCTGCGCCGTTCCTTCAGAGGACGGATGAAACATTTTGCAGGATACGGTGCCCCGTATACGGCACCCTTTGATGCCCGCCCTTTAAACTCCTCGATCATTACTTCGTGGGTCAGGACAAACTCTGGTATCTTCATACCCGTGTCACCCCCCGGTTAATCAATCCGGCCAGCCACAGGTATTGCATGGTTCGAGGAGATACTCCTGCCGCCCTTCCATTAGCAAAATCAATTGAAAAATCACCTACGGAATATGCACTTATCCCTGTTTCGCTCTGTGATTCCCCAAGCCACATCCAGTATTCGATCTGTGCGCATACTGCCTTTTTGGCGGCTTCAACATGTTCGGCATTTTCGGTATTGATTTTTCCTAGAGTCAGATAGTCCACCAATTCGGACGCCCGTTCAATCAGTCGATCTACGTCTGATGGAGGGGTCTTGCCAAGATATGCCTGAACATCTGTCGCCGTTGCATAGGTGGGCATGTCCCCCACCACCTTTACTTGTTAGCTTTCTTCTTTTTCGGTTCCGCTTCCGGCTCCTTAATTTCCATGCACAGATGATCCTTCGACCGCAGGTATTCGATCACCTTTTTGTCTTCCGTCACATACTCTCCGTAGAGTTGGCGAGTTTTTTCGTCGAATTTCCGGTTGAATTTCACCTTAAAATCAGGAGAATGGATGATCAGCGAAGCATGTTTCGAGATGAAACGTGCCAACGTTTATCCCTCCTGCTTGTTTAGAGGGGGGCATGTCCGCCCCCCTTTTATTACGATACGGTCAAGTTTACGATCTTGCCGTGAGCACCTTCCCATCCATATTCCAGTCCGATCTCCCCGTAAATTTGCACCTTTTCAGAGGCTCCAGTTTTCGCCAGAGGCTCTTCGAAAAAGTGCCCTTTTCCGGGAATCAGCAGGAAACGGGGCCGCAATTGTTCCAGCGACACAACCGCCAGTTGATCGGGAGGCATGTACCGGTTCAGCATCACATTCAGGCGACCAAAATCGGTCTCGATCGTCTGAACGTTCACCCCGGCAATGTTCCGGCTCTGCTCTTGGTAGTTTTTGTTGGTGATGAATATTTCTGTTAGTTTCCTTTTTTGAGTACCGTTGACGATGATCGTCGCCGTCTCCTGTTCTTGGATACCTCCATTCTCCCAGACACTCTGCAGGAGATCCAAGACAGCTTCTTCCGACAGAGGTGCAGGGCCTCCAGCACCGTCGTCCATCGTGATCACATTGGTAGTAATGGCGGACAGGATTCCCCGAGTTTTCCGGGGAGCACTGTTGTCCGTAGGATTGGAATACACGCCATTAATGAACGTATATTCCACGTCGCGTGCAATTTGCTTGATTGCCTGCATGACTTGCCAATCCATCTCGTTGGTCACGGGATTGTTACCCGGCAGTCCGTCCCGTTGCCCGGTGGCCGCAATCTTGGTATAAGACAGTTCCACAGTTTCGTGGAAGATTTGCACCACGTTGCGGACGTTTTGACGGACACGGGCTTGTCCTTCAGGAGCATCCTGCCCTTCCAAGTGAGAAGGAATGGACGGATCACGCAGGTCAAAGGTTTGCCATTCGAATTCTTTTTGATCAGTTTGTTCTCCGCCCGTCAGCCCTCCAATAGCAGACAAGAGAGGAGTATCCGACGGAGAAGCTTGAAACAATTCGCCTACATAGTTAGGCAAGTTAAACGTAGTTCCCATTCCGACAATTCCCGGCATAGTCTATCACCTCTTGAATAATTGTTGGCGTTTCAGGGCGATAGACGTACGGATATCGCCTTTTTCAAGGGCTTCCCGTAGCTGTGTATCCAGCGACTTCGATTGTCCAGCTTGCCCGCTAAAATCGGTTCCTGCCGCAGGAGTCGATGTGGCTCCCTTCAATTCAGGGAGATCTTTTAAGACTGCTTCAATGGCTTCTCGAATTGCCTTGGAATCCGGTTCTCCATTGTCATCCACATCGACGCTGGAAAGATCGGCCAGCTTCAGGAGATAAGAGATTCTCTCCGGTTTAACGCCCAAATCGGACGCTATTACCTTTGCTTCGGCGGCGATAATCCGACGATTCGCCCGATCAATGGCCTCTTGCGCTTTGCGCTCGGCCTCTTCCTTTTCAGCGCGGGCTTTTTCTTCGGCAGTCATCTGAGCCCGCTTCCGTTCTTCTTCTTGCTCACGAAGAAGCTTTTCCCGTTCTTTCCTACGTTCGCGAGCAATGAGACGGTCCAAGTCTTCTTGGGTAAAAAATTTTCCAGCCTGTTTCCCGTCGCCGCTATTTGAAGCATCCACTTTGTCCTGCTGATCGTGATCGTCGGTGGATCCGTCGGAAGCGGAATCCCCATCAGAGGAAGAACCTCCATCAGCGAACAAAACAGGTGTGCCATACCGACGATATTGTTCAAGAAACTCTCTAAGCATCTGTTTAACCTCCTCCTCGTTTTACGCCACGAGTGGGGCGAAAAGCATCCTCGTTTTACGCCACGAGTGGGGCGAATGGCGCGGCTAAGTTTAACGACATTCCGCGTGTGGTCAATCTATATCAAAATGCTCGGTTTATCTGTTCCCGTGCGTAGTCCCTTCTAAAACCAGTTTGTTCGATAAACCGTCTCATCTTTGCCTGCCACTCCCGTACCTTCGCCCTTGCATGCTTCCGTTCCTGTTCCGTTATGGCAACGGCCTCCCGTCGCTTCCATTGACGGATGGTTCGTTCAATATACCGTTGCTTCTGCTTCAACTTGTAAGTGACAGGGTCTTCCGTCTTAGCTTTCGGAATCGTGAATCCTTCAATATAGGCAGTTACTCTGTGCCTACATCTCGGATGAAACAGTCCTGCCGCTCTTGCCTCGACGAGAGAAGGATATCCGGGAGTGTTTCCGGTTATTGACAAGACTTTATTTTCCCACGGCCTGCACTTTTCACATTCTCCGGGAGCGTCAGATACGAACACGAGATCATGTCCATAAGATTGTATCCGGTTAATGTGTCCTTCAATGGCCGCCTGTCCAGAAGCAGAACGGACTGCCATCTCTACGTAGGAAGCCATCTCCCACCGTCGTCCTGCTCGATCTACGAACCCAGTGATCCCCCGTTCCGTGAAACGATTCAATGCTCTTTGCGCTGCTTCCCGTCGAGTCAACGTTCCGGTATTGACTTGGACAGCAGTCTCGGCAATGACTTGCCGGTAAATGTCGTCCACATCCCGAAGGATTCGCATGTGAATTCCTTCAAGTTTTGTGATCGTAGATCGAACAATCGCATTGACGGCAGATTGTTTGATGGTTCCGAAACGTGCCTCGATATCGGAAGTTAACCGGAAAGTCACGCTCGTACCTTCGATTTTTGCTTTGAGTTCGGCGGCAATGGCCCCCATATCATTGTCCGCCGAACTCACCCCAGCGGAATATGCTTTCGAGATTGCCCCCGCTATATCTCTATTATACTTCTTCAGGCGGTTTAATACCTGCAAAATTTCCCTTCTTAGCGTGACAATCTCTGATAATTTTCTCTCAGCCCACCCTTCTTCGTCAATACCCCTTGCCAATCTGCGAGCCACACGCCGAAGCATGATCGCCTCAGCTTCTTCGTAAACTCGTAGCATGTATACGGCAAACTCTTCGTAGTCGGCAGGACTAATGGGCATCTGTCCCGCCTCCTTACGATGTGGACTGGATCCACTTGAGGACTTTTTCCGGTATGTCCTTTTTGTTCGGATAACTCTTGGAACGTGCCCGATGTGTATGGGCATAGTATCCGTTCTTGTCCTTCGAGATTCCTACTTTATATCGTTTGCCGTTCTTCGTGATGCTTTTCTGGATTAATTCTCCTTCATGGCCACGACGTTTTTTGTTTGCCATCTTAGTCCACTCCTTCTTCANTTTCCGTTAATTTGTTGTCGTCGATGATATACAAACGGGCAAGTTCGAGGATGCCAAGGAGGGCCGCCAATTGCAGTCCTTCGTCGTATTCAACTGTAATGCTTTCCTTTATCGCATCGTAACGGATTACAATCTCATGCTTCATGTCAATCAACTCCTACTTGAATCGGATCATCTGGGATCTTGAGACCCCGTTCTTCCTTGATTCGATCGACTTCTGCCTGCACCTGTTCTTCTGTCCAGTCGGGGTGAATCATCCTTACCTTCGTTTCGATGGATGCGGCTTCCGCACGGCTTATCATATCGACGACAGTCGAAACTGCCATGATATCGGATTGGAATGTATCTTTAATTTCCACATTCGGCCTTGCAGGTTCCACCCCGGATTTTAGATGAATTGCATCGACTTTAAGCATGATCTCCAAAATATCTTCCAACGCCTTTTTCCAGTAAACTGCCTTTTTGCCTTGCGTGGTCGTGGTTCTCCGTTCCCGAATGTTTAACGCTGTTCCAGATTCTGCCCTTCCTTCAATTCGGAGCCCGAATGTCTGCGGACTGTATCCGGCGTTCGTGATGATTCGATCCAGCAACTCCAGTGCAGTCTGGCGATGCTGTTCCATCCGAATGTCGAATTGGGCGACGGTGAATCCTACGCCTTTAGATGACACAGGATCCATATTCAGCGTAGTAAACACTTCCTGTTCTCCGTCAAATTTAAATTCACCTGTTATTTCGTCGCGGCTCAGCCACTGTTGGTTGACGATGATACGTCCCTTCCCTAACTGGATGTCCCTGATCCAGCTTGTCCACGTTTCATCGAGGGAATCCATTGCCCCTTCGGCCCCGGAATAGTCGGAAATTCCCAGATTGTGGCCGATTGGATGATTCCTGAAACGACGATTGGGGCGAATGTTCGGAACGTACCGAACGGGAAGTGTGTCGAGTTGGGTATTGATCGATTCGAACCCTTTGAGATGGGCAGTATCCGGGTGGTCGGCCAAGTCCAATCGCTTCCCGAGATCCGTCGGAGTTCCACGATACAGGGCGTTAAAGATGTACGCCTTGCCGTTTACTATCTCGTGTCGTTCAATGTGACGATATACCACATTTTCGTCGTATCCGTCATTAGTCAATTCTCTCCAAAAAGTAACGGCCTTCAGGAATCCCCATTGAAATTCAGGAATCGCATTGTCTGCTTGTACGATGGACAAAATAGGAAAAGAATATTGATTGGCATCCCAGTTTACTTTCAAGAAAACACCGCCCATAGCAGAACACGCTTCTGCTCCTTCGTGGATTCGTTGGATGACTCCTCCCCGTTCAATAATCTCTTCCAGTCGTTCCTGTGTCCGAAACATACCTCCAGAATCTGCCTCCGGTATCCGAATTCTCGGGGATTCCGAAAACAAGAGATCAGCAGACACGGCCGCTATTTCACCCGCAATCGGAATGTGAAGTTTCGTCTGTCCATCCACAATTTGTCTGGACCAAAACCGTCCTTTTTCCGTCGGAATGTTAACTCGTCGTTCGTATACTTCTTGCAGTTTCAAGCGGTCTCCTGAATACCATGCATCATGTTCGGCATAAAGATCGTAAATACTTTCCCAGTCCTTCCGGTATCCAAGGGCTATTTTCTTTAGGCAACATTTCGCACAACTCCTTTCCGTACCCAGATACTACGAGTCATGTTAAACACATATCGGATTGCATCGAGAGTGTGATCATGTTCTTTGACAGGTTCATCCTCTCCGCGCTGTGCGGCTTTTTCATCCCATACATACGAAGCTAATTCTCGGAGAACGTTTTGACAACGACGGTGAACCCTGAAACAGTCATTCGACATCAGAGACTGGAGTCCCTCAATTCCTAGTTTAAGCGAATTATCAGCCGCAAGTAACTGTTCATCTATATCCTTCCACAATTGAAGCATGAACCCTTCTGCCGTCGGATCAATGTACACATCTACTCGTTTTGGAAAGTTGGGATATTCTCTTCTCCACTGCCGCAGTTTTGATTGGAAGTCTCTCGAATAGTCGGAAGGCGACTTTTTAACGGTTCCTGTCATTGTTCCTTCTGCCGCTTTCTTTTCTTCTTCCCGCCCTGAATGATAATACTCATCCAGTACGTAAAATCGTCCGTCTACTCCGAGACCACACAGGATGAACGTTGTGGCGTTTGAGGATCCATAGTCGACGCCTATCCAATACTTACGGATGAACGGGTTACCGTTTTCGTCGTATTTCGGCACTGCATCGACCACATGACCTGTATGATCGAACATTGGATAAACGATTCCTTCGGCGGCAACCCATTGTCCGTAGATGAATCGTTGCTTGAACACGCCTGCAAATTGACGGTGGTAACGTTCCTTGATCTTCGGAGACAGGGAAAGATTATCGTCCAGTGTGAAATGGAGTCGCAGGATTTTCTTCGCTTCTGCCTGATCAATGAATTCCGTCTTGATGTAGTGATATGGCCCTTCCGGGTTGCAGTTCATCCAGATACGGGACCCTTCAATTGAACAACGCCCGATCATCTGTTCCACGAATGACTGTGGAAACAGGGCCACCTCATCGGCATATGCTCCTGCCGCTGTCATTCCCTGTAAAGCATCCTGCGATGCTTCGTTATTTGCTCCAAAGAAGTGGAAAAAGTTGTCTCCGACAGACATCCATCCTTCGCCTCGATGGTGAAAGTGAGGAAGGTTTAAGGCATTACATATTTGTTTCATGGGCTGAATGACATTCCGTCGCAATGCTCCTGCGGACTTTCCAGCAATGATAAAATCCTGTCCAGAAAAAGTCTCTGTGGCCCACATAACGAAGGATGTAATCATAGCGATGGTTTTTCCTGAGCGGATTGCACCGTCGCAAATGATCATGTCGTAATCGTAATACGGAGACCACGGCTTCCACCATGTAAGTACCTTCTTCTGTTTCTTCGAAAAGGGCCGCCACTGAAATGCGGCGGCCTCTCTGATTCTTGCCATCACTCATCACCGTCGTCTTCCCATACGTCCTTCGCATTTTCATCCAATGCTTTCGAAAAGTCTTCGATCGTAATCTTGTGTTCGGTTTCCACACGGTCTCGGCGGCCCCATCTGTCGGGAAATTTCCGTTCCAGTCTCCACGCCGCCGCTTGCCAATTCGTTTGGGCTGCTTTGCTGATAATTTGCACGTCCCTGATTTCCGATGTGGCAAGCGCCTTTTGTATGGCGTTGGAAAAATCAATGAACGGCAATTCCGATTCGGGGACTTCCTGTCCTTTTTCAATCTTTTCCTTTGCCCGTGCTCCTCTTTTCATCCAATCGTAGACTGTCGTCTTGTTTATTCCGCAAAACGCCGCCGCTGTTTCGATGTAGTTTCCCAAAGAAATGAGTTTGCACAGTTCCTTTTGCAACTCCGGTGTAAGTTTTGTTGGTCGGCCTTTGGGGAGCTTTTGTTTTTTCATGATGCGCCCCCTTTCCAATGTATCGATTGTTCGGATATAGTCTCCACAAGCACCGATTCAAGACATAAGTTTCTTCGATGGGATCTCCCATCGTCCAATACTTGTATTCTCCCAGATAGAAGTAACTGTGGATCCGGTTATACCATCGTTCCTTTTTGCCTACTTTGCGAATGTAGGCAACGAATTCCAGAAACTCCTCCTCAAGATCGGGCCTCCACCATCGAATTGTGTATTCGTGAGGAGCAGTATCCCTGTAAGTAACGGCCTCTTTCCAGTAAACGGAGTCGATATACTTTTTAATCCGTTCCAGTTCCACGCTTGATCACCGTCACCCAGTAGTATTCTTCACCCAAGAGAGGGAACGTCTCTCCCCCGTACTTCTGGAACAGTTCCAACAGTCCTTTCCTCTTCCATTCAGGATGAAGGACTTCGAAGACATCTTTCTTTCCACTGTATACGGATGTTTGGCTGAGATACGGTTTATTGAGATGAACGGCCACCATTACTTGATCAATCTTTTGTAGGTACTTTTCGACCACATCTAATGGAATGTAGTCAATAGAAAACAGAAAAATAGGATTGAGACGGTCTACCTTTTCGATGTATTTGCCGGCATCAATGCAATGAAATTGTCCGGGATAATGTTTACGGCAAAAACAGATGGACTTTTCCATGAGGTCAATTCCCGTATACTCGTGATACGGAAGGAGACGGCGGCCCAGTCCTGAGCCGCATCCCACGTCCGTTACAGGTACATCGGCAGGAATGTGACGACGGAGAATCCGTTCAATTTCTTCGTTTTCCCTGCGAGCTATTTCATTGTCGAAGTGATCTTCATACTTTTCGGGATCGCAGTAGTTCGCTTCTTGAAAGAATATACTTTTGTTCACAGTGTGGGCATTGGACTTCGATGTAATCATTTTCGAGCTCCTCCGATTTCCTCTGGAATTGTTCTTGCATTTCCCGTTCTTTCTGCTTGATTCTTTCGTTTTCTTCTGCCAATCGTTCTCGTTCTCTCCGTTCCCGTTCTTCCTGCATCCGTCGCAATTCTTCTTGCAGTTTCCGGCGTTGTTCTTCCAGTCGTTTCAATTCTTCCGGGTCTGCTTCCACAGGTTTGACGGTTTGAATGGTTTCAAGTTCCTTTTCAAGTTCCTCCTCTTCTTCTTCCAGTTTGCTGAGTTCCTCATCCATGTCTTTTAGTAACTTGTCCAGTTCTCCCTCGTCAAAGAAAACTTCCATGTCTTTCAGTTCTTCAATTTCCCGGAGTTCAAACATCAGGAGATCTTGATCCCAGTCGGCCTTTTCGGCTGTCTTGTTGTCTGCGATTCGATACTGCTTTGCCTTTTCTTCCGGGAGATCCAGAACGACTACAGGCACTTCGGTATAGCCAAGTTCCCGGAGGGCTTTGTATCGGGTGTGGCCTACAATGATTGTATACTTTTTGTCCACAACGATGGGCTGATTGTATCCGTATTTTCGAATGGACTCTTTAACGGCGGCAACCGCTTTTTCATTCTTTCGGGGATTCCTCCAATACGGTTTAATGAGGTCGATGTTGATCGTTTGGATGTTCATACAATCGGTTCCTCCTCAGGATGTTCTTTTTTCCATTCACGCTTTATACGGAGTTGTCGTTCCGTTTCCCAAGCGCGACGGTATTCGACGTTTTCAAATAGCTTACTGAACCCAGTAACATGTTTCAAGCGAATCAGTTCCTCTTCCTCCATGCCCAATTCCCGCATAATTTCAGCGTCGCTCCATCCGTTCGTCAACATATCGAACACAATTTTTGCCATACCCCGAACGGAGTGCTTACCCCTTGCCCGATTGTGACGAATCGTTGATGCCATTCGATCGTTAATATCTTTGTCGATCACGACGATGGGAAGATATCCGTTATTCCGTTTCCGAATATCGTCGTAAAATCGCATAATACTGTAACGGTGGAATCCATCAACAACGATGTATTTGTCCTTTTCCTTGTCGTAATAGGTGACCACCGGCTGTGTGTATCCGTCGTGATCAATAGACGTATGGAGAAGTTTCATTTCGTTTTTGGCAACTTGATTCGGGTTGTAATCATTCGCCTGCACCTTTTCAACAGGCACCCAGATGACTCGATCCACTGGATTGTGACGAGTCGGCGAATGACGGTGGATCCATTCCCGAAGATCATTTAGAAACTTCACTTTGTCTTCTGCCTGCTCAAACATTTTTTCTAGGAATTCCAGTTCCATTTTCGATTCTCCTTTTTCCGTAATCCTGCTCGATCAAGGGCAATCCCCCAAGAGGAACGGGCATTTTCCAGTTTCGTTCCGTGATAGTCATTGACGAGGATTGCCTGCACTTGTGCTTTGTAGATTCTTTTCATGAGGAACGGCCACTCCGTAATGTTCGATCAGCCAATCGAACCGTTTTTGGAAGGCGGGACGCCTTTCCGGTTCAATCAGTTTTTCGAGAAGATAGTCCCGATATTCCTTCCAGTCCTTGAACATGAACGGCAGTTCCTGAACGAAGAAGTCTTCTCCTCCAAATTTTCCCGCTGTATCTATACCATTAATCCTTGCTGTCAATCGTTCGTAAGTATCCGGTTCAATTTCTTGCAGAATAAACAAGCTATGGACTGCCGTCTCGTGATGTAGATTCGAAACTCGCATGTTTTGGATAGGTACTCCATAACGATACAGTTCGTCATAGATGCGGTTATACGACCACCCATTTTCGTGGATTGCCTTCCACACATCTAAGTACGACCAATCGTAGATGGGATGAAGCGTGCAAAGCTTGTTGTTCCACGGATGCTTCGCTCCCCATGTGATCCACTTGTATGTCGGATTGGATGTGAGACCAAGGAATCGTCCGGGAGATTCTTCGGTTCGCACTCCAGTGATCCAGCATGCTTTCTTCCCTTCCGGCGTCTCCTTATCGAGAAAGTGATCGAAGAAGTCATGGAATCGGTCAGTACCCCAGACGTTCTCTTTGTAAGAGATCGGGTCCTTGTCTCTCATCCACTGTTTACCCGGTTCCCAGCACATCA